ATAGGCATTTGCGGATTTATAGGCAGTGGCAAAGATACAGTTGCTGACTACTTGGTTAACTTTCACGGATTTAGACGAGAATCATTTGCCAGCACATTAAAAGATGCGGTAAGTTCGGTGTTCGGCTGGGACCGAACCATGCTAGAAGGCCGTACTGCACAGGCCCGAGAGTGGCGGGAACAAGTAGATCCGTGGTGGGCAGAGCGCCTAGATATGCCAACTCTAACTCCACGCTGGGTCTTACAGTATTGGGGTACAGAAGTATGCCGCAAAGCATTTCATGATGACATATGGATTGCTAGCTTAGAAAATAAACTGCGCAACAGCCGAGATAATATTGTTATTTCAGATTGCAGATTTCCTAATGAAATTGAATCTTTAAAACAGGCAGGCGGCAGCATTGTTTGGGTACAAAGAGGCACACTGCCCGACTGGTACGCTGATGCAGTCAGTGCAAATCAAGGCAACAACGTGGGATTAAATGCGATGAAAATGCGCAAAATACATGCCAGCGAGTGGGCCTGGTTAGGCAGTGATTTTGATGTAGTTGTTGACAACAACGGTTCTATTGATGATCTGTATAAACAGTCAGCTAGACTAGTAGTCGGCGACAAGATCTCCTTGCCGCCAAGTAGTTCCATCTTTGCTTAATATCTGAGCACAGTTACAACAGACAGTTTTTAAATTGCTGTGGCGGCAATGATCTAAATTGCCGTCAACATGAAATACTCTAAATATTTCACGGTGCGGGCTGCGAAAGCCGCATTTTTCGCAATGATTTTTTAACGCATATCCGGCTCTCTGCCATCGGGGAATTCCGTGAGATAAACCGTTATGCATACAAATTTCGCAGAGACTGCGATAGTATGTTTTGTTATTTTTGATATAGTTTATAGCCCGGGGTCTTTGGCCGCATTTACATAAAGGTCTCATACTATATTTAATAAACCACACCTTTTTCTCCCCTTTTCAGGTGCTCGTAACTCCCGGTTTTTGAGATTTGTCGCTAAATATTAGTACATTGAATTAACCCCAGGAGACATTCGAATGGCACTTACATCACCAGGCGTACAAGTAACGGTAATTGACGAGAGTTTTTATACACCAGCCGAACCCGGCACAACTCCTCTTATCGTAGTGGCCACAAAAACAAATAAACTAAATGCAGCGGGCACAGCTACAGCAGCAGGCTCAACTGAAGCCAATGCAGGAAAGGCATTTAAGATCACTAGTCAACGCGATCTTGTTGAGACTTTTGGTGTTCCTTTCTTTGAGAAAACTGCCAGTTCGTCTCCTATACACGGCGGCGAAAGAAACGAATATGGATTACTTACCGCTTACAGTTATCTAGGTGCATCGAGTTCTGCATTTATTGTTAGAGCAGACATTGACCTAGGACAACTAGCAGCAACAACAGCAGCCCCGGGAGCGGAACCGGCAGACGGACAGTGGTGGGTCGATACTGCTGCCACTTTGTGGGGCATTCAAGAGTGGAACGGAGCTGCAGGGTCAACCACTGGCGGCCAAAAGTTCACAAATAAAACCCCAATTGTACTTACAGACGATCAAGTAGATCAAATAGCATCAAATGCTCCTAAATCTTCAGTGGGTTCTATAGGCGACTATGCAGTAGTGCTTGAAACTATTGGTGACGGTGGTACACACCCTGTATTTGCTAATCAAGAAGCCGCAAGAATTTGGTACAAAAGCCCAGGCAATACTCTAGCCGACGGTGTAACTCTAACAGCAGGTCAATGGGTACTAGTTGGAAGCCCCGAGTGGAAAGCCAGCTGGCCGACTGCACCAGGAGCAGCGACTACAACCTTAACTGCAGGACACTCATTTAATATTAACGGAACAGCTATTACTGTTTCGGGTGCTACTGTTACAGCAAGACTTAATAATTTAAAAACTTCTATCAATACAAACGTAACTTTAAATGGTCTAGGTATCAGTGCTAAACTAATAGGCTCTGCTCTTTATCTTTACTCAGACGGATCTGCAGGCGGCGGCGATTCAACACAAACAGGAACCATTGAACTTACAGCCGGTACAGGAACAGCACTAGCTGACCTAGGGTTTGAAGCTAAAGAATACTACCCACCAAGATTACAAATTTCAACTCATACCAACGTGCCTCAGTGGAGAACAGCTGCCGCTGAACCACGCCAAACTGGTTCTGTATGGATCAAAACCACAGAGCCAAACAACGGAGCACGATGGAGAATTAAAAAGTGGAGTTCTGCTACTAAGACCTGGGAAGCAATATCTGCTCCTCTATATGAAAACAGCCACGCTGCACTTTATTATCTAGATAGATCCGGCGGCGGCGTCAATCTTGCTGTAAACAATTTATTTGTCAAGTATAACAGCGATGAGATTAATACTTCTGATAGCTCTGTTCTAGCAGAATTTAAAGTGTATTACAGAAGCGTTACAGGTGATACCGTTATAACTTCGTCAGCAATTACACAAACTTCATTTAGTGGTGTAAAAGACTTCACAATGAAGCAATCCTACCCTGGCAGTTTAACCCTGGCTGTATCTGGTACAGTTAGCTTTACTGCTAATGGTAATACTGCTGATGCAGAATTAATTGCCGCAGCAATTAATGCAGCAGACTTCGGAGTAGACAGTAACGGTGATGCAATCCCTAGCCAAATTGAAGCTAGTGTTACCGCAGATAACGAAGTATTAATTAGACACAAAACAGGTGGAGATATTCGTTTTACAGACGGCACAGGTACACCGATTTCTACACTATTCACTAATTACAACATAGACTCTGGTGCTGGTACAGCAAATTTCTACGCACTTCCAGCAGCGGCTGCAGAAGACTACCTAGCATCAAACTGGAAGCCATTGGCTGCTGAAGATTTTGCAGCCAGCAGCACATCACCGTTAGCAGAAGCAGCTGACGGAACATATTGGTACAATGCCGATGTTGGCGATGTTGATATCATGTATCACGACGGAGATGCATTTGTTGGTTATAGAACTGCTACAGCTTTTCCAAATTCAGATCCGCTTGGTCCTCAAGTTGGTGCTACACAGCCAACTACACAAAGCGATGGTACACCACTAGTAGATGGCGATCTATGGATTAGCACAGCAGACATAGAAAATTACCCTGCAATTTATCGATACGATGGTGTAATTGATCTACAATGGAAACTGTTAGATAAAACCGATCAGACTACTGAGGAAGGTGTTTTGTTTGCCGATGCAAGATATGGATCTAGTGGAGCAACTGGAAATACCGCTGCTCTTATCAAAGATCTATTAACTAACAGCTATCTAGATCCTGACGCACCAGATTCAGATTTATATCCAAGAGGAATGTTGCTGTGGAATACACGAAGAAGCAGTGGCAATGTTAAAAAATACGTAAACGGCTATATCAATAGCTTGGGATTAGATAACAATCCTAGATTTGGCGCCGGCGACGGAGAAAGTTTTGATTCGTTAGGATACTATGACCAACCAGATCGTTGGGTAACAGCATCAGCTAACAACGAAGACGGTTCAGGTAGCTTTGGTCGTAAAGCACAGCGTAAAGTTATAGTAGCTGCACTAAAGAGTGTGATAGATACCAGCTCTGAAATCCGCGACGAAGAACGCAGAAACTTTAATTTGATTGCTTGCCCAGGATATCCTGAAGTTCTCAGCAACATGATTAACCTAAACATTGATCGTGGATTGACAGCATTTGTGTTAGGTGATACTCCACTACGTTTACCATCTGATTCAACTAGCCTAGTAAATTACGGTACTAACGCTAGACTGGTGCTTGACAACGGAGATGACGGTATTGTCAGCTATGACGAATACTGTGCAGTATACTATCCAAACGGATTTACCACAGACCTAGGCGGTGCTAACGCAGTTGTTCCAGCATCACACATGATGCTAAGAACTATTGCACTAAGTGATGCAGTTTCATATCCTTGGTTTGCTCCGGCAGGCACAAGACGTGGTGGCATTACTAATGCTACATCTGTAGGATATATAGACGCTGCAACTGGAGAATTCCAGACTGTTGCACTAAATGAAGGTCAACGCGATACACTGTACGATTTAAAAATTAATCCTATTCCATTCTTTGTAGGAGTTGGACACGTAGCTTATGGTCAAAAAACCCGTGCTAGAAATGCAAGTGCGTTGGACCGAATCAACGTTGCTAGACTAGTAGTATATCTACGCAGCCAGTTAAACAAACTTGCTCGCCCATACATTTTTGAACCAAACGATCAGATCACCAGAGACGAAATTAGGGGTGCTGTTGAGAGCTTGCTGTTAGAATTGGTAGGCTTGAGAGCTATATATGACTTTGCTGTGGTATGCGATGAATCAAATAACACAGGCAGTAGAATAGATCGCAACGAACTATGGGTAGACGTTGCTATTGAACCAGTTAAAGCCGTTGAATTTGTTTACATTCCACTGCGCATTAAAAACACAGGTGAGATTTAACGTCTATAGTTTGACATAAATACAATACGGAGCATAACAAATGGCAATTACAACACTGAGCAATATGTCGATCCAAACAGCAGGGCCAGGCACCAACGCCGGTCTGTTGATGCCTAAACTTAAATATAGGTTTCGGGTTTCATTTGAAGGATTTGGAGTAAACACAACAGAAGCAGTTCAACTTACTAGACAGGTAGTTGACATATCTAGACCTAAGATTGGTTTTGAAGAAATTGAACTACCAATTTATAACTCAAAAGTGTACATGGCAGGCAAATACACTCTTGAGCCAGTAACACTAAATCTTAGAGATGATGCCAACGGCAATGTGATTAAACTAGTAGGTCAACAGGTTCAAAAGCAATTTGACTTTTTTGAACAATCATCTGCAAGAAGTGGTATTGACTATAAGTTTAAGACTAAAATTGAAATCTTAGATGGTGGTAACGGTCAACAAGCGGCCGCAGTTCTTGAAACATTTGAATTATTTGGATGTTTCTTGCAAAATGCAGACTACGGAGACCTCAACTACGCAACCAATGAGGCTGTACAAATTGCACTAACAATTAGATTTGACAGCTTG